TGTCAATCGACTAATCTTTAAGGCGACCAATTTACCAGCTGTTCTTATTCAATCGACTAAGATCTGTGGATATTTGGAGGAGAATCTAAAGTTCAAGTGCTGCCCCAAAGCTGAAAAGTATTTGGCATTACACACTACTACGGAAGTGATCAAAGAAAACACGAATCCTCACCAACCCTTCGAAAATTTCAGGGGTTTTTTTGAGTATACGTCTGTTTCCAATGTTCTCGATTCCATTAAGAAGAGTGGTGGTAAAGCAACTGATAAAAATGGAATACAAACCAAGCTAGTGGTTGATGTTGGAGGGAGTTCGCGTATTGCGGCCAAAGGTGTTGCAGCCCACGTTTTGTGGCCTATAAAACAACTTAAGGACTTAATACGCGCTTCTAACAGAAACAAGCTAGTTGTGAAGAATAACTTTGATAATCAAGCATATTTTAGCGCTGATTTAAAAGAATATTCTGAGTTTGAATTATCAGGCGAGGCAGCAGATATTGTTAGATTTCTTATTTGTACGGATGTATTGTATTATATTAAACCACTTGAGCTTCATTCTGCTCTATCCAATATGGGCTTAAAAGGCCATGTTGGTGCTGGTTCTATGCATATATTCAGAGAAAGCGGCCCTATTACTCTTGATGGCAAGAAGTATGGCTCAGTGAACTTTCATGGTCTCGATGTCGAAATGCAGGTAGTTGGTAACAACATACCTTATTGGCATGGTCACTGGTGGGATGCGCTCTGGGATAGGGATTCCATCAGTTTCATTTATAATGGTCTCGTTTTGACAATCGTCAAAAACATGGAGATTGACTGTGGAGCAACGAAGTACATTCAATTCGATATCATATTTGCGGATGAGAAAACTATAAATCTTCAGAAAGAATCTGTCAATATTGTTGACATTCATACTGGACAATTTGTAGTTGACGACCCTGAAAATTATGATATGGCTTTGATTGATTGTCACTTCGATGTCGGAGGGATGGTCGAAGTTGACTGTAAAGTTAACATCGAACATATTGAAGGAATTAAAATGTGTGACGGTATTGAGGACTTAGGTCCTGTCTTCAACATGGTTGGTTGTGAAACTGCCCCTGTTGTTGTTAAAAATATGCGTGATATGGAGGAGGTTTTGAAGAAGCGTGAGTATCAAGTAGATGCCACTTTTTCACAAGTTTCAAACTCTGAAGAGGAATCACACTGGAAAGAAGTGGGAAGTTATGATGACTTACCAAACTTTGCAACCTGTGTAATTGCACCTAGAGTACCCGATGGAGAATTCCCGATATTGAGCAATAATAATTCAACGAAAATGATTGATCCGTCAGAAGGATCATTCGGAAACTTTGATGATTTTGACACCCTAGATTTAGGTACAAATAAGAAAAAGAAGGAGAAAACATTAGTTGTCGATGGAGCTAATGTCATAAGAGATGAAATTATAATAGATGGGCCCAATGGTAAGAAAATTGCTATGCTTAAGATTGATGGAAATATTGCAGCAAAAGTATTCCAACAATCCAGCACCACAGTTTTCAACTGGGGGACCCATAATAGAGTAACAACCAAGGATCTCGATTACGATATCCTTGTTAACTCTTCTGTTCTTGACAAAATTCGTAATATGGTGATGTCTAGTCAGAAAATGAATTTAAACACATTTTCTGATTTAGTTCAAGCCATACATTTCAAAGCGAATTACTCAGGAGTCGAGTTTGCAACACCTATTATAATGCATGCTCTCAATGATGCAGTTGAATTAAAACTGAACCTAACAGGCATCCTTGAAAGTAATCTTGTGGCAGTGCTCAACGACATAAATGATGGTAAACTAGAATCTCGTACCGGGGGTGGATACCTTTCTCAGCTTCAACAAACTGGGAAGGATTATCTACATAAACTGTTATCGAATAAGACCCAAGAGGTTGCTAGTTTAATCCACTCTGGAAAACATGTATCAACGAGCTGAAAAGGCTCGGCTAGAGTATCGCAGAATTCCGCGATACTGAAAGGGGTGTGCTTCCACCCCGAAATGGTCAAGAATGAAGCGCTTGGGACTCGGCAGAAAATAGATGTAGATAGAGACATCCTTTCTGTTGAGTGTACTTGTAAATCCGAAACACAGAATTCAGCATATAAAATGTATGAAACTATATCAAATAAGGTCGCCACACCAGTAATTTGCTGGAACAATTGTTCCAGAACTCTTAAAGCTTCTATGTTATCTCACTGTCTAGCAGTTCCCTTACCGGAACCTAAAGCAATTGAGGAACTAAACATGTTCATTGACTGTTACGTCTTGCCTCCTCTAAAGGGACATCTCCATCGATTTGATTATTCTTTTTCCGAATATTATAATCATTTAGATTGGGATAAGCAAGATGAACAGAAAAGAGCCGGTTTAATAGTTGACGGTCCACGAATTAATGATTGGAATGATATACCAAATGAACCTCCCCGATACGATGTATTTTGTAAAAGGGAACTACAAATGGTAGATTTCCCACAAGATAATTATTTTTCTTGTGGCCTCCCAAAGAATCGTGCTATCGCCTGTCCACAACCCGATGATAAATTCGTCATGGCCCCCGTTACTTGGGGTCTCGAATCAGTGTTTTCAAAACACTTTGAGGGGTATTGTGGAGGTCAAAATTGGGAAGAGATGGAAGCAAAGATAAACGATAGGTACAAAAGAGGGTTTAGATATATAATGCAAGGAGACGGTAGCGGTTTTGATAGGACTCAAAGCCATGAGCTTAAATACTTAGATAGATGTATATACGAGATTATAGCAGAAAACGTATGGCATGTAGATAAAGAAGTATTTTTGACTAAAACTACGTCTCGATATCGAAAACTAAAAGGAACTGTTTATCACAACGGGAAAAGATTTGTTGTTGCTAAAGCAACAATTGACGGTACTGTTACGTCAGGAAATCCCGATACAACGTTAATGAATACTGCAAGAATGGCAGTTTATATTCGATTCATGGCGTACAAAGCTGGTGTAGAGGTGGAAATAGATTGTAAGGGTGATGATTTTGCGATATTTTACCGTAATGAGAATGATGGTAAACTGCTGGAAGAGCAATTTCATAAATATTGGTCAAAGAAAGGCGCTAACTTAAACGAACCTTACGGTTTGGGGTTAGTGTTAAAATTCTTGAAATCTGGGGACTTCTCAACCTATGATTTTTGTTCTACTCACTTAATATGTGATTTCAATAATGGCGTTTTCAAAATCGTCAGACAGTGGGATAGAATAATCCAATTGGGTGCATACAGTATGAAAGCGTTGTCCTATAGCGCTAATCAGAAACGACAATACCTGTATGACCAAGCCGTCGCCATGGAGAAATGGGCAAGCGGCATGCTTTACTACAAAGATTACATTTCGTTCCTTTATAAACTTGCCGAAGGACCGAAATCATTAGTCAAAATGAATGGTAAAGCGAAAGAGCTAATGAAAGATGATGGGCATAGAAACAATCATTCAGAGACAATTAGCAATTTGGGATATGGTAGAGATTATCACTATGGATTATTAACTAGAACATCTAAAACTAAGATGAGTGATGATATTGTGTATAAGTTTTTTGTGGACAAATATAAATTAACACCAAGTCAAGTAGTATATCAAGATAAAGGTATAATGATACTCTAGTCGGTAGCATTGACTCTCTCGTCAATGAAAATGGAAGGTTACTTCGCGTAACCAGTCAGATCAATTTGAAATATGTATATGAACGTTTAGAGAATGAACTGCACTAATGTTAGGTATTTAAAGAAAAGCATTAGATGTACGTCATCAACTAACTAATGGAGTAAGAGTAGCAACAGAGATAGTTTGTTTAGTTAACGCTAAATAAAGAACCTGTTGACGCCTTCAGCCCATTGCGTAAATTAACATATTTTATTTTGCTAAGGATGGTCGTACTTCCTTGCTATCTGGTTG